TTGTTCGACGCCAGATCGATGCCCAGACCAATCGGCACTTGCTCTGCCGCCAGCGCCCCGCCGTAGGCAAAGCGGATGTCGATGTCGTTGCCGACAGCGCCCTTGAAGCGCGCGGTCAGCGTCACCACCGGATCACCGGTCGCAGTCTGTGATGCAATCACTGGCATCGACAGGTCTTTGGCAATGGCCGCAACGATATTGTTGGCGACAACGCCGGGGTCTTCGCCAACCTGCACCAGCACCGGCACCATGCGCCCGCCGATATAGACCGGCAGCGTTCCCGCCGCCGTGGCCGGTGCAGTAATGGTGAAGGAGCCTGTCGCCGCCACGCCGGATGCTGGCTCGGCAATGCCGATGCCCCACAGTTCCTGCGCGAAGTTGTTCTTGAAAAAGAACTCGGCCATCCCGTCAAGCTGCGAGCCGTAACCGAATTGCAGGCGGGCGTCGGCTTGCGATGCAATCGGCACCGGCACGTCAGGCGGTGCGGTGCCGTCTGCGCCCATGTAACCGATCAACAGTGATGGAAGCCGCGTGCGCGGATAGCCTGCCATGCTCGGGTCGACTTCAACCCAATAAAGTGGCATCCGCCAATTGGCGGGGATTTGATTGAACGACACGGGCATTGTCAGTGTCTCCTTCTGCGGCCAGAGGTGATTGGCATCATGTGCCTGTCTCGATGTCGTAGACGCGGTCGAGTTGCGGCGTACCGCTGTCGACGTGCGCCTTGTCGGGATATTGCGTGGTGATGTGGATCGTCTCCAGCCAATCCGGCACCACAGGCGGCCAGTAGCTGGTGAAGTCGAACACCATCTCCACGCGGATTTCGAATAGCGTTGTCTCGCCAACCTTGGCGTACTGCGCGATGCGGTCCATCGCCGGGATGCCTTCGGCCAGCTTGACGAACTTTGCGCTGGTCAACAGCAGGTCATCGATTTCCGACATCGTCTGCTCAAGCTGGTAGAGCTTGTTCTGGTCTTCGGTTTCAGCGTGGATCGCGCCGGATAGACCAATCGTCAGTTGATGTTTGAAGCGCGGCTCGGCCTGATTTGCTTGTCCGTCCTCCGTGCGCCGTTCGCGCAGGATGTGAATGGCAAGGATCGGCAGGTCTTGCGGCGTCACCTGCAACAGCGGCGTGTTGCGATAGGTCTTGAAGCGCGTGCCGAAGTAGGCCACGCACATGTCGTAGGCGGCCTTCTGGATGTTGAGAGCGTAGCTGCTCATGGTGCTGTGTCACCCGTATCGGGCGGCTCCTGCGTGCGCAGCAACAGGTCACAGCCGCCCTGTCCATCATCGTCAACATCACCGACCCAGAACTTGAAACCAAACGCCCAATGATTTTGCTGCGTGATTTCGATCAGGTCGCCGCGATCCGGCGTGACATCGAAGTCCTTGTGGCGAACGCCCAGCTTTGTCTGCTGGTCGGAAAAGATCGTGTCGTCCTGCATGACCACATCAAGCGCCGTCGATGAAAACACACCGAAGTTGTCATAGGCAGGTGCTCCCGGCTGCGTCACCAGCGGCGTCACCCGAATGGCGATCTTGAAGATGTCGCCTGCGGTTTGCAGCACCAGCGTGTCGAAGTCGATCATTGCCGGTCCTTAAAGAGGGCCGCATTTGCGCGGCCCAAGTCTTGGGGGGAGTTCTTTATCGCCGCCCGCGTCCACGACCGGTTGTCGCTTCCTCGGCCTCGCCTTCGCCTTCGTGCGCGATCTGTCGGCGGTCGTTACCTTCAATCGCTTTGCCTTCGCTGTCGTACTCGACCATCAACGGCGCGGTGCCATCGATTGTCGCGCGTTGCAGCGCCGCAGGCTTGGTGCACATGTTGAGCGCATTCATCTGCGTGTCGAAGTTGATGCCCTTGTCGTTCGGCATCGGATACTGCTTGACGTAACGCGGCAGACCCATCGTGTTGACCGTCTCGATGTAGTCGGCAGGCGCATAGAAAGTCTTGAACAGGTCGGGCGTGCCGGTCGGATAGATGTACGCCGCGTTGTTCTCGACCATCGGCGTGGTGCCGACATAGCCGCGATAGTTCGTCCAGTTGATGCCGCCAAACAGGAATGATCCCCACACCTGTCCTGCGGAGACGTACTGCGTGCGCAACTCCTGCGCCTGCAATGCCGCGATGTAGGTGCCGCGCACTTCGGCATTCTTGATCAACGCATCGAAGAAGCCGTCGCCGCAGATCGCTTCGACGCCAGAAAACGGAACGCCGTCCAGCGCCTTGCCGACATTGCGGATGATGGTGTTACACGCCAGCCGCAGCGAGCCGTCATTGGCGGCTGAACCGAGATTGAGGTTGATCACGGTCGGCACCGGGATGCCATACTCGTTGTAGAGATCGAGCTTGGTGCCGTCCGCGTAGGTCACGACACCCTTGATCGCACCAACCCGGCTGTACTCCTGCGTGTACTCCAGTGACTGACCGGATTGTGCCATCCGTTCACCCACCTTCAGCATCACGCTTTCGGTGCCGTTCTCCTGTCCGAACGGACGCACACCCTGCACTTCCTCGGCCATGACGGCATCGTTGATTTCAAAGTGCGGCACGGTCAGCATCCGCATTCCGCGCCGTGCGCGTGGCATGGTCCGACCGGGACCGCCGCGCGGCGTTGGCGCAATCAGCGTCAGCGTGTAGTTCTTTTCTTCGATGACCACCGCCGTGACGGCGATAGAGCTTTCCGTGAAGATGCCCCGGCTTGAGACATAACCGGGAACGAACTTCAGATTGTTGATGGCAAGCGACAGCGGCACCACACCGAAGGCATCGCTGCGAAAAATATCGAGCATTGTCGTTATCCTCGTTTGTGCTGCCTCGCGGCGAGCGTTGATGAACGTCCGCTAGATGCGGACTGCGATGCCTTTGGTGCCCAGCGTTGTCGCGCCGATGACCTGTTCGGCGGTCGACATCGCTCCCCAATTGATGAGGCGACCGTTGACCTCGGCATTGCGTGCGATCACCGCGATACGCAGCCCATCGGTCGGGTTCGATTTGCCCGCATAGATCGTGATGGCCTGACAATCCGCGCCTGCCGCCGCCACCACATAGGTCGCCGGTTTGTCGGTTGTCGCCGCTGCCGTCATTTTGCATGGCGTGCCGACACCGACTGTGGTCGGGTCCGCAAACCAAGCGTTCTCGCGCGACTGATGCCCATTGCTCTCCGACAGGATGAATTCTGCGGAGTGGGCCTGTTCCGTCAGTACAGGAAACTGTGACATCGTCTAGCTCTCCTATGTTGCCCTGCGGGCATTGAGTTTGTCGGTGATCTTCCCCCACATCGACGCGGGGGCTTTCGCCGGATCGACCATCGGATGCTGTGGCATGATCGAATGCTCCGTGGTGCGCATGGTCAGTAATTCCTTGCGCACGTCCGCGACCGGCGTTGCGGCCCGCACATACGCCCCGACCAAGTCCAGCTTGCCCGCCAGTGCGCAGAGGTCGGTGATGTCGCTGACGTAGGCTTGGTGTTCCTCCATGCCCATCTTTTTCGCCTTGCCGATGTCGATGACTTCGGCGGAAGGCTGCGGGACCGGTGGGTCTGCCGGGTGGTCGACCACCGATCCCGCAGACGAAGCCTGCCGAGTTGGCTCAACCGGCTTCTCAGACACAGCCGCGACCGGAGGTGCCTTCGGTTCTGGCTGTTGGCCTGTCTCTGCTCGGATGCGCTCTGCCACCGCCTTCGGCAACAGCCGCATCGAAACATCTGAAAACGCCGCCATCTTGACTTCCTTCACCACCTCATCGGTGTAACCAAGCGATTTTGCTTCTGTCGCATCCATCAGCCGGTCTTCCTTCAGCAGCGCCTTGACCTTGCTGGTGGTCTGGCCGGATCGCGCCGCGTAGGTGGCGATGATCGACTTGTCGATGCGGTCGAGGTCTTCCGCAACAGCGCGCATGTCGTCGGCATTGCCGAACGAAAAACCGGACGCATTGTGCAGCAGCAGGAACGAGTTCTGCGGCATCACGATCTTGTCGGCTGCCATTGCGATGTAGCTGGCAATCGACGCCGCGATCCCGTCGACCCGCGCCGTCACCTTGGCTTTGTGGTTCTTGATGGCGTTGTGGATGGCCACGCCGTCGAACACGTCGCCACCGGGCGAGTTGATGCGCAGCGTGATGCTATCCACGCCATCGCCCAGCGCACCAAGGTCATCGACAAACGATTTTGCGCTGACCGTTTCTTCACCCCAGAACGACGCGCCGATGGCGTCGTAGATCGTGATTTCCGCCGTGTCGCCTTTCTCTGTCGCCTTCATCGTGTACCAAGGGCGCATTGTTCGCTCCTATGCTGCGTCTGCTGCGTCTGATGCTGCCTGATCGGCAGCTTCCGCCGCTTGATCCTGTGCCGCCTGATCGGCGGCGTCCTGCGCGGCCTGCTCGCTCGGCGTGTTCGGCTGATTGGCCGCCGCGTACACCACCGGGAATACCAAATCCAATTCTTCCTCACGCTCTGCGTCGGCTGCAATGCGCTCATCATTCAGCACCGGATCGAAGCCCTCGGCCTCGATGACATCGCTGCGTGACTTGAAGCCGCTGTCCACCGCCAGCTTCTCTGCCTGACGATCCTTCAGCGGGTCGACCCAATCATTGCGCTGCGGTATCCACTTGCATCGCTGATAGTCCGCCTGCCGCAACAGGTAATCGCTGCTGCTGATCGGCAGGGCTTCGGCAAGAACGGCGGTGTCGAGCCAGCGTCGGTAGATCGGCTGGCACATCTGAAAGACAAAGACGTTGTGCTGGAATTGCTCCAGCTTGCGCCGATACTCGACAATCGATCCGCGCAATGAACTGTAGTTCGCCCTGCGCAGATCGGATGTGCAGAGCGAATACGGAATGCCCAGCGCACCGAACACGGCAAGCTGTTGCCGATACTGATAAGCCTCGTATGTCCCG